TTACAGAAATGGAGTAGTCCATGTTAGGACGTGTTGGTAAAGTAGGACGGCTAGGTTCTATTGGCGGTTTAGAGGGCATACCAGCCCCTGATTTACAGCTTAATTTTGACCAAGCAAGCATAGGCGCTAATGCCGCACCTGATGATGCGATTGATTTTAGTCGTGCATCTCAAGCTACCTTTACTGACAGCGATGGATTGGTTAAGTACGCACCGCATAATCTTATATTACAGTCAGAAGATTTTAGTACTACTTGGCTTACGGATGGAACTGTAACAACAAATACACATACTGCACCTAATGGCACAACCACAGCAGACACAGTTTCTGGTGACGGCGATTCTCCTAGACAAACTTTTACTAATTTTATAGTTGGTTCCTTTCTTTGTTTTTCTCTTTACTTCCAATCAGAAGACAGTACAGCATCTCACGTAAGATTTAGAATTGGTAGTAATCCGGGCGTTAGTGTTGATAATTTGTGGGTAAATGTAAGCACTGAACAGTTTGGAACTGTGTCTTCTAACTTTATAAATCCAACAATTACTTCTGTTGGGAATAATTGGTATAGAATTTCTGCTGTTCTTGAAGTTCAATCGGGGACAACAAACATACTTTGGGCGTTTGCTGGAGTTACTGAAGACAATAGCTCTACACCATCTAGCGATGATTTGATTGTATGGGGCGCACAAGTTAGCCAACACAAGTTTGTACCTGTTGGCAATCCCTACATTAAAACTACTAGTGCGGCTGTGTATGGTGCAAGGCTCGACCATGAGGCTGGGTATTTCCTAAGTGCTAACCAAGCGCAGAATTTGGTAACATTTAGTGAGCAAATGGATAATAGTGCTTGGGCATCTAATGGTAGCCCAACTGTTACCGCAAACAATATTGCTTCACCTGATGGAACAACTACAGCAGAGAAAATTGCTGGTAGCGGAAATTCTTTTGATGGCATAAAGCAATCTATAGAATTGAACACATCTACCAGTTATGCCTTTAGTGTGCATTTGAAACATGGAGACACTGATAAATGTAGGGTTGGTTTATTCGATGGTAGTGCTTGGGTTATATTTGTAGATGTGGCTTTTTCTGCATCTGGCGTTCCATCTACTGTAACAGGAGCTTATTCTTCTGTTGAGTATGAAGATAAAGGCGATGGTTGGTATAGAGTTAAAATAACAGGCACATCTTCTTCTACTGTTTCTAGCCATGACTATTACATACAACCAGACAGAAATGGCGACACAACATTTTTATACGCTTGGGGCGCACAGTTAGAAGTAGGCTCATCCGTTGGCACTTACGTCAAAACAGAAGGACTGCCATACTACGGTGGCGGTGCTACGCAGAATGGTTTGCTGATTGAAGAGCAAAGGGTGAATTTGATTGACCATAGCGTTCCCGACAGCAACTGGACTACCGCTAGAGTTACTTTAACAGAAAATGATGTTTTAGCTCCTGATGGAACTACCTCTGCAACACACGTAGTTGAAAACACAGCCACAGGTAATCATAACACTTCAAACAGTTTTGCTGTTTCTGGAAATAAAACTTACTGCCGTTCTGTTTTTGTAAAGGGTGACGGCTCTGGCAGAAACGTACAAATACAAACAGACAGTTTTGCCAATTATGTAGTTGGTGGCTCTTTGCTAGTAGACCCAGATGACGGGACAATAATACAAGCTCCTAGCTTAGAACATGGCGTAATAGATTATGGCAATGGTTGGTTTAGAATTTATCTGGTTTCTACAACTGTAGCATCTCCAGCCTCTCCATTAGTTTTTGACCTTGAGTTAAACAATTCTGCACAAAGCTACACAGGAGACGGGACTAGTGGCCTATATCTCTGGGGCGCACAAGTAGAAGAAGGCGCATTCCCTACATCCTACATACCAACTAGCGGCTCAACCGTAACACGTTCTGCTGACTTGGCTACTATGGGGCCAGTAACAGGTACTAACCTTTTACTGCAATCAGAGGATTTGAGTACGACTTGGACAACATCAGAGCTTACGGTTAGTGCAAATGACATTGTTGCTCCTGATGGATTGACTACAGCAGATAAAATAGTCGAAAGCACTACTGCAAGTGCAACACATCGTATTACTCAAGATGCAAATCCTAATTTAGGCGATAACGAAATATATGTGTATTCAGCTTATCTAAAAGCAGATGGAAGAGACAGGGCTATTCTTCAAATGAGAGATAAATCTGGTTCTTTTCCGTTTGCAAGATTTGATTTAGCATCTGAAAGCATTACATCCATTGCTAATGGGGCTATATCTGCTAAAATTCAAGAAGTAGGCAATGATTGGTACAGATGTTCTGTAACATTTGATTCTCAATCTGGTGGAAGCACCGTGAACATGAGAATTACATTAGTTAATGAAGGTAATTCATCATCCTACACAGGCGATGGTAGCTCTGGTATGCACGTATGGGGCGTACAGCTAGAGCAAGCACCTACGCTTATCACCGATGCAGAGGATTTTAGTGCTGCTGATTATTCAACTACAAACCTCACTGTTACTACCAATCAAATAGCCGCCCCTGATGGCAATACTACTGCTGACTTAGTTACTGAAAATTCTGTAGACGGTTATCACGTTTTGCAAAACTTTAGTGCTGGAAACTTTAACGGTAATGTTGATGTAACAGTTTCTGTTTACATTAAAGCAAATGGCAGAGACAAGTTTAGATTTCAAAATGATTCTCCTAATAGCGGTAAAGCAAACTTTGACTTAACAGCAGAGACAGCTACCGTTGTTTCTGGTACTGCTATATCTGCATCTATTACAGATGTGGGGAATGATTGGTATAGATGTGCCGCTACTTTTAGGACTGCACAGTCAGGTGCAACAATAGGGCTAAAAGTATTGTTCTACCCAGATATACAAGTTTCTGGCGGTTCTTATCAGGGTGACGGAACTAGCGGTGCATATTTCTGGGGCCTACAGATAGAAGAAGGTGCGTCTGCTACGCCATATCCACCAGAGCCGACAAAGTATTTACCGACTTATGCTTCTACTGACTTGCCGTTCGTTGGGTATAATCTGAATGAGGGTACGATAGTCACACAGCATAGTGTTTTAGGCTATGATATTGGTTATGAAAGTATTTTAGGAATACAAGATGATTCAGCACCTACTAATGACTTTGTGGGATTGATACATAATGGCCCAGGAGCTGGTTTTGGAAGATATTATGACGTAAAAGTAGGAAACGTAAGACAAGCATCTAGCCCTGGTGGTGGAACAATGCCAATAGGAAGTTTTGTTAAAACTGGTTTAGCATTTAAGACAGATGATTTTGCGTTTTTTAAGAATGGTGCTTTAGATTCCACAGATAATTCTGGAACAATACCTTCAACTGTAGATGAGATGACTATAGGTCACAGGTCTATCGGTGCAAACTTTATTTCTGGAATAATTAAGAAAATAACTTATCACGCATCCAGATTAAAAGACGATTTTGTAAAGAGGTTATCATGAATGACGAACTAAACGCATTTAGCGCAGACGTACAGTTTGACGTAGCAGAAGAGGCTCAAGAGATAGCAGTAGGGCTAACACAAGCCGACTGGTTTGTAAAAGCAGAGAGCAGAGATGCTTTGCTTACTGCTCTTGATGGTACTGATATTGTCGGGGAAGATGAGGACGGTAACAAGGTATTGCATAGCACCAAGGCTATAGGTGTAGATGAGGTAGGCACTATCTATGCACCGACTGGTAACACACTGACCGATGATGAAGGCAATGAGTATCCTGAGATTGCACCTGTTCAAGGCTACCATCTTAACCTACGTAAGATGAGAGATGAGGCTGATAGCATTATCACCATCTTAGAAGATGCTGACCTAACCATAGACCCACCAGCTACACCGCATAGAAAGTTTGCATAATGGAACTAGACGCAATGCTATTCTGGAATATAATCCTAACAGTGGTGATTGCGCCAGTTTTCTGGGCGTTCCGTCAGATGTTTGCAGAGGTAAAGCGTTTGCAGATATTGCTGAACAAAACCAGAGAAGACTATGCAACTAAGGCAGAGCTGCGTGATGATATGAGGCGCGTTATGGAAGCGCTGCATAGGTTAGAAGACAAGCTAGATAAAGTGTTGAGCAAGTAGATGGTCGACCCAGTATCAGCCATGGCGATTGCTGGTACAGCGTTTAATGCGCTAAAGCGTGGTGTTTCTATAGGCAGAGACATTGAAAGCATGGGCAAGGATTTGTCTCGCTGGATGTCTGCCGTATCTGATATTGACCGAGCCCATCACGAAGCCAAAAACCCACCTATATTTAAGAAACTATTTTCAGGCAAGTCTGTTGAACAGGAAGCTATGGAATTGTTTACGCAAAAGAAACAGCTTGAATCGCAGAGAGATGATTTACGTAAATTAATCAGCTCTATGTGTGGCCCTGCTGCCTGGCAAGAGCTAATAAAGATGGAAAAAGACATCAGGCAACAACGTAAGGAAACTTTGTACAAGCAACGCGAGATGCGCAAACACTTTATGGAGATTGTTGCTGTAATATTTTTAGTGCTTGTTTTCTGTGGATTTGGTATCCTGTTATTATTCTTGTTTACTAGCAAAGGCGCATATTGATGTTTCAGCTATTAGGCCCTATAATCAGCCTCGGCAGTTCATACCTTGAAGGGCAAGTTACCAAGCAAAAAGCGAAGGCTACGCTTGCTCAGACTGAAGCTGAAGCCAAAGCCGAAATAATGAAAACAGCAGCTACCCATGACAGCAAGTGGGAGCTGATTATGGCTGAGTCTACACAGACTTCATGGAAGGATGAACTTGTTACAATAGTTGTTCTAATACCTGTTGTATTAGTGTTCATTCCTGGTATGGAGAAAGTAGTAGAAAATGGTTTCAACCGTCTTAGTGAGTTACCTGATTGGTATCAGTATCTTGTTTTTTTGGTGTGCAGTGCTGCACTTGGTATTAAAGGGCTTGACAAATTCAGAGGTAAAAAATGAGTGCGACAAAGTTCTTAGAATGGAAAATATTGCCACGGTTTATGATGCTCGTTATGACTGTTATGTACATCCGAGTAGTCGAATGGTTCATGAGTATCCCGATGGATATTGTTACACCAGAAGCTACGGCCCTTACAGCTACGGTGACAGGCGCAATGACAGGAGCTTTTGGTCTTTGGCTGGGTAGCGAGGCCAAGAAATGAAAAAGAAGTCTACTGTAAACAAGGCTGGTAACTATACCAAACCAACTATGAGAAAGCGTTTGTTTCAGCAGATAAAGTCTGGCGGCAAGGGTGGTAAGCCTGGTCAGTGGTCAGCTCGTAAAGCTCAGATGCTTGCAAAGCAATACAAAGCCAAGGGCGGTGGGTACAGATAATGGCACTAAAGAAATCACAGAGAAGCTTGAAGCAGTGGACTAAACAGAAGTGGAGAACTAAAAGTGGCAAGAAATCCAGTGAGACTGGAGAACGGTATCTACCGTCAGCAGCTATCAAAGCGCTCTCGCCAAAGGAATATGCGGCTACCACGGCTGCTAAACGAAGAGGAACTAAAAAAGGTAAGCAGTTTGTATCCCAGCCCAAAAAAATAGCAAAGAAAACACGCAAGTATAGAAAGGTCACATAATGCCAGGAACAAAATATTCCCCAAAACAAAAGAAACTTGCAAGGGTTGCATCACCTCGTGACAAGATTACAGGTGCTGATTTTAAAAAGCTAAAGAAGAAGAAAAAGAAATGAACATAGACCAACTGCGAAAAGAGTTAGCTGAGGATGAAGGGTGTGTGTATGAAATATACCTTGACCATCTGGGCTATCCTACTTTTGGTATTGGTCATCTTATTCGCGCATCAGACCCTGAAGATGGACAGCCTGTCGGCACACCAGTCTCAGAAGACAGAGTTAAACAAGCCTTTGAAGCAGACATTGAAGCGGTGCTTGAGGACTGTGCAAGACTCTACGACAATTTCTACTTATTACCTGAAGAAGTGCAGTTAATCATTGCTAATATGATGTTTAATCTTGGCTATCCTCGCCTGTCTAAATTCAAGGGAATGAAAGCTGGGGTTGATGCTGAGAGATGGTCTGACGCTGCTGATGAGATGGTTGATAGCCAATGGTATAGACAAGTTACCAACAGAGCCGAGCGTCTAGTAGAGAGAATGAGGCAAGTAGATGGTAGCTAAACGATTTCAAAATCCTAAAGGTGGTCTTAACGAGGCTGGCAGAAAGTTTTTCAAAAGAACTACTGGAGCTAAGTTAAAGCGTCCTGTAAAATCAGGGGACAATCCAAGACGTGCCAGCTTCTTGGCTCGTATGGGAAACATGAAAGGGCCAGAAAAGAAAAATGGCAAGCCGACACGGTTGTTATTATCGCTTAGGGCATGGGGTGCGTCCTCAAAAGCTGACGCAAGAAAGAAGGCGGCAGCAATATCAAAACGAAATAAAACAAAGAAAGGAAGAAAGTGATGCCAGGACATTACGGTGGTGGAATGAAGAAGAAGGCAGCGAAGAAGAAACCTATGAAGAAAGCGAAGAAGAAGTAATATTTATAACTTCATCGTAAATACATTTTCGGGCAGCACTCTTATTTTGTAATGATTGCCGCCTGGAAATCTTTTTTTCACATAATAAAACTTAGCAAACGCTAGTCGCTTACATAAATACCTATATTGCTTTACGTCATCTGTCTCGTACAAGTCACCGTACTGAGTTGTCTTCATTGCATGGTTCATTGTAGATGTGTCTTTGAACATAATAGGAATACCATTTCTTATTACCATCACATCCATCCATGCTTTTTCCAGCCACTAATATTCTTAGCATGTTCGCTCTTGTCATTCCTTACCTTGTTGGATATGCCTACCCACCTAGCTACATAGCCGCCTCTTTTTTTCTCTTCATATTTATGGAAGTTTATTACTGTCTCGTTTAGTTGTTCCAGTTGTTTCTTGAACTCTTTTGCGCTCATTTGCATCCCTCTTATTTTTATGAAAGCAATCATCATCCCTGCTGTAATCACACAGAACTTTATTGCTTGACGTGATTACCCAATCACCATCTTTAACGAAATGTTTTTTGCCGCAATAGTCGCAAGTAATCTTGCGCATAGCTAACTCACGGCTACTAGGGCCTTTCTTTTTAATCATCTATAATTCTCTTACTGCCTACTTCCACTAGCTTTTCATCATCCTTAACCTGTGAGCCAGTCGCTGCATACCCTGCCATATCAACATATGAGTCCTCATGGTCAGGGGTTTCTATAAGTCTGGCTAGTTTAACACCTATCATCATAGGCGCTACTTGGTCAGGGCGTACTTTCGTTTGGAGTATCACAGACCAGATGTCTGCTATGCGTTTATGATTTGTATAGGCATCGCCATAGGCAGAGCCTCGTACAGTTACAGCATCAAGTGCTGCTTTTAGTAAGTCTTCTTTGTTCATCGGTATGTATCCTGTGACAGTAAACGCAAAGTATTCTGCATTTCCTTATTTCCTTGAATAATCTTTTAAGGTTGTAGTCAACCATTCTGCTAATAGCCTCATGCTTTTTATGCTGCGGCAGATGGTCAAACTCTAATGCGCTGGGATGTTCATTGTACCCACAAATCTCACATCCCTTTACCTGTTTATATATGTTAAGCCATCGTCTTCTTGACTTCTTTATTCTCCGTGTACGCTCTCTTCTTTGTTGTTTTCTTTTGTTAAATCTTTCAACTGTTGTCCATTCTTCGTAGCCGTTACCCTTGGTTCCCCAGTAGACCTTTCCATCTTCTCTGACCTCACCATGCTTCGGCATATTAACCTCATAGTTAGTAGGGGTTGTCTTAATTTACCAATACAAAAGCGCTCAAAACGGAGAGAAAAAGCGCTCGGTAGGCTTGGCTTTAACAGTGTCGCTTACTGCATTAAGACGCGATTTGCCACACCCCTGGGCAGCAATGGGAGGATAGCCTACCTGTTGAATTAGAAAGGAATCTCATCGACTAGCTCATCAGACTTTGCCATTTCTTTTTTCATGTCAAAGCCACCGCTACTACCACCACCTGTAGGCAGGGCATCTGCTGGTGCTGTAAGCGCTACAGAGTAAGTGCCATCATCGTTTTCATATAGACGTGCATAGTATTTTACATCGCCATATAATGTAATGTCTTGGTTTGCGCCATCTTTGTAAGGCTTAAATGATGCGTTACTTGCCAATGCTTTACCGCCATCATCATTTTTCCATAGCTTGATTGTTGCTACCTTTGTCCATTCTCTTGCTGACATTTTAATTTCCTTTATAAAATTTAGATTCGTAGTTTAAAAACATATCCTTGAAGTGCTTTGCCCTGTTTGGGTTTCTCTTAGCAAGCGATTCAAGAAATGCTTTGTTCTTGATGTAGATTGCATTAACGTCTGCAACATTTATACAAGCCTCTAACTTAGCTTTGATTTCTACATAAAGCCTTTTGTCTTTAGCATCATCATAGCCATCAGTGCTTTGTATTTCTTCAGCCATTGATTTGACTGGCTTTGTCTCCTCCTTTTTAGCTATTACCTCTGCTTTGCGTGGCACAGCTTCCATCTCATTAGCAGACGCATACTCACCGCCAGCTAATCCGATTGATGCTAATGCCCTGCCGATTGCAGATGTCTCTGCGTTCTCTAAAGCAGATGTAGTATTGACGTGACCTTGACCTCGTATTTCCTCTGCCATTCCAGAGCCAACTACCATACCATCTGAGTTTGTAATGATAGCTTTAATAACAACTTTATTACCATCATCAACAAGTACAGTTGTGTCAACCCCAAAGTCAGTACCAAATACCTGTCTAAAGGCTTCCATTCTATGCACAACTTGCGTGTACATTTTACCGCCACGTTGTTTAACGCCATGCGATTTGTTCAGCTCGGCAACCCTCGCCATTGCTTCCTTTAAATCTGCCACCACTTTTTCTCCTTCTTGCTCATTAAATTAACAATATTCTCTAGGGTCTTCATGTTCTCTTCTAGTTTGTCGAGGCGCATCTCAATAGCATCTCTTAACAGCTCATTGTCTGTGACCATTTCTTTTATTTCAGACAGTCCTAGCTCTTCACGCATCTCTTTTGCCTTACGCAATGCAGCTCCTGATTGTTTTGCTAACATCTGCACATTAGCAGAGTATTGTTGTACAAAAGCTTTACTAACCATCGTAGACCCAGCTACTGGTAGAGTGGCTTTTTTAAAATAAGGATTGTTTTGTAACTCAGAGTGCTTCCATACATATGTATGTGGCCCTCGTTTTTTAGTCCTTACTTTCATGCTAGGCTTTGGCAGACTGCCATTCTTTACCTGATAATAAACACTGTTCCTGTTGATGTTTAGCGCTTTAGCTAAGTCTGTCGCTGAATAAACTTGTTCTTGCATCTCTTTAACTCCATTCATGTTTTGCAATTTTAAGTATCTCAGGGCCATGCCACTGCGATATCTGCTGAAAGTCTGGGTACACTAGCCCGAAAAGATTTTTCCATGAGCCATTGGCGGCCTTCAACAAATTCTGTATAATGCGCCATCGGGAAACAACTTCCTGATACGCAACTTCCAAATTTTCATATGACAATGCCTGACAGTTTTCCTGTGTGCAGATATTATATCCGTCTGCTGTTACAAAGAGCAATCCAGGTGTATAACCAGTGGCCTTCCAATACACCGCTTGCTGCATTATCTGCTGTCGAGTTGGTTCGGTCTTTGGTTTAGGAATACGCCAAGTCCTCGTACCGTCTTTACGTGGTGGGTTACGAGTCGGAAAACTGCACTTTAAATCAAGCTGTTTGCCATCCCCTGCAAAGTCTAGGAACAACATGGTCGGCACATCAATGCCATCCACTTCTAGCCATCTCTGGAACTCACCTTCCATTTCACAGCCATCATAATATTCCTGCAAGCCTTGCACTGCATGATGTACCATTTGTGGAATATGGTTCTTGATTTCTTGGTAGTCTTCTGCGTCCTTGCCATCGTCAAACTGGCGCGGTTGATATGTCATAAACTCAGTCATAGCTTTTTTAATAGCCAAGTCTATATCCATGCCTTTTTGCTGGCCTTGTATCGGGCTGTATTTATCGAGCCCTAAATGCCAATCACATGCCATCTGTACTATCTGCCCAGCTCTAGGCTTGGCTGCAAATGGAAAGTAAACGTCATAATCTTTTCTGATTTTTAGCTTTAGTATATGTTCATCAAGTGGCTGTGTTGCGCCCGATGCACTGTTGTGTGTAGCACCGAAAAACTTTCTGTATTCTGGTATATCATGTTGCATTATCTAACTTCTCCAGTCTGTTTATAAATTGACAGTAATGAATGCTTTACCATCTGTCAACACTATGTTAGAAAAAAAAATACAGGGGGAAAAACTTTTTTTTATTCCCCCCCCTTAAAGAAAGGTTAAAACATGCAGTTAATAGACTATTTAAAACAAGAGGGTATATCCCAAGCTAAGTTCGCTAGAAAAATAAAGATGTCACCTGCTGGCGTTTGTCGTATAATCAAAGGCAATAGGTTCCCAAGGCCTGAGACAATCTTGGCTATTGATTTCTGGACTCAAGGGCAAGTGACGCACGATGACTTTTACAAACAGGCGCAAGCCCAGCAACAGAGTGACGTGTCCCAAGTGTGATGGTGAGGGTTGGTATATTAATGTTGTCTCTACTGTCATCGCTGATATCATCGTTGAAAAAGAATTTGACATGGATTGTGAGCTGTGTGACTCGCTCGGATACATCCAGTCCAGAAACGACAACGAGCGTATTCGGCTCGTCAAAATCCATTAAAGTAATCTATATAAAGAAGGGGCATCTGCCTGGGCATGAATGGTTCGAGCGTGAGTTTGTTCACAGCTATCACCATGATGCAGGCGGCTATGCAATGGCAATCAAACATGACGAATCCATACAAACTACCAAAAGGTAACGTACTTATCAGCCTATCAGGTGGTAGAACGTCTGCATATATGCTGCATCAAATCTGCGTTGCTAACGATGGGTTGCGTGATGACGTTGTTGTAGCCTTTGCTAATACTGGTAGAGAGATGCCAGAAACATTAGATTTTGTTAACCAAATAAGCTCTCGTTGGAATGTCTCTATAACTTGGCTGGAATACACTGACCAAAAGCCATTGTTTGAAGTGGTAAATCATAATTCAGCTAGTAAGTTTGGGGAGCCTTTTGAGAAACTAATAAGAAAAAATAAGTACATTCCAAACACTTTAAGAAGAAAATGCACACAAGAGTTAAAGGTTTTGACTATCAAAAGGTATTTATCCAGTATTGGATGGAAAAAATGGACAAATACTATTGGCATAAGGTCTGATGAATTTAGAAGAGTTAAGGAATCAAAGGATAACAGGTGGGTTAATTGGTTTCCATTGGTTGATGACAACAAGACTAAATTTGATGTTGCTGATTTTTGGTTAAAACAATCTCAAGCATTTGACTTACAGTTGCCGATTATAAATGGGGTTACAGTTCATTCAAATTGTGACGGTTGCTTTTTAAAGAGTGAATTAAAACTCGCAGAAATGTGGCGTGACCATCCAGAAAAGATGGAGTGGTGGTCAGGTTTGGAACAAGAGTTCGGGCATACATTCCGATATGACGGAGTTTCCTACCAAGACATAAAAAATAATTTAGATAAGCAAGGGGATTTTGTTTTCGATATCGAGGGTTTCTTTTGCCAAGCTGATGATGGGGAGTGTACAGGATGACGAACGGAAGAGCTAAAGGCGCGGCCTTTGAAAGAGAAGTTGCAAAGCTAATTGATGAGCATCTAGGCATTAAAGTTGAGCGTGACCTAGAGCAATATAGAAAGGCCGACAGGGGTGACTTGATAGGCTTGGAAGGTTGGACTATTGAGTGCAAGCGTTATGCCTCTACACGGGGCTCTAATGGCGGTTATAGACCTGAATGGTGGGAACAGGCAACCAAGGCTGCCAATGCTGCACATAATCAGCCTGTCCTAATCTATAAGTATGACCGACAACCTATCAGGTGTGTTGTGTTGTTATCTTCGATTAGTCCTGACTATGCAGGGAAGGATAATACTGCTACCATTTCTCTATCTACTTGGTTCATGTTAGTAAGAGAATGTTTGTAATCATCATACTTGTTTGCTTCAGTCCTGACAGGTGCTTGTATGCGACAAGTGATGAAAGCTACAGAACTTTACAACAATGTGAGATTTCACTGCCCTACAGAGTAGAAGAAATACAGATTTTAACTGAGCTATCTGTTGGATTCCCTGTCTCTGTCGCTGGGCAGTGTAAAGTTTTGCAGTCTGTTTAATGGTGATAAAATGTTAATAATGTATTTGGTAATGCTGTGTTGTTTAGCTGTGCCAGTGGTATGCCTAATCTATCTGCTTATAAATGATTAATCCCTTTGAGTATGTGAGCTATCACATCAACTGTAAAGCCATTGCCTAGCATCTTATAACGCTGTGTATTGCTGACATGGGCAGTGTAATTATCTGGTACAGTTTGCAATCTCTCGCACTCAAGTGGTGTGAGTTTTCTATATTTATTTTCAGTAAATACTAATTGTCTGCGATGCTTCTCAAAGTATGACTTGAGATTGCCACCCTTGAAATAGTTTGCATCAAGACAGTGTGACTTGTCTCTGTCTACGAATCCATCCTCTAGTATATCTTGTAACACAAGACCCTTGTCTTCTGGTTGTGTAACATTGGGTATATTAGTCCAATACAAACGCTGCCTATTCTGTGCAGAAACTAGACTGCTATTAATAGCGATAGGCTGTACACCTAATGCATCAGATATCACGTCCTGATACTCCTGTTTCATACGCACATTCTCAAGCAAGAAATACTTGGGCTTGAGTACACGTAGCACCTTGACATACTCCCAGAATAACTTACTACGAGGGTCAGCGAAATTTAATTGGCTCCCTGCAAAGCTAAATCCCTGGCATGGACTACCACCTATAAGCAAATCAATCTCACCTTCTTTAAATGACGGCCTATGTAAATAAAATATTTCTATGTCTCCAAGTTGTATTATGTCTGGATAGTTTGCTTGCGAAACTTGTATTGCATACTTATCTATCTCGCTTGAGTAGTATTCTGTTACTGGTATGTTGGCTCTGTCTAATGCAATTCTTGCACATGACATACCATCAAATAAGCTAATTACTTTCATTGTATTTCTCCTCTAAATCTAAGTTGTTCCTCTGGTGGTAGGCTGTTGCTTTTAGCTATATTTTCTTCTGCTGTA